TAATTGGATTCCAAACTCTCGAGAATACTTTGAGACCTTTTTCTTTTTCTTTTTGGATGGTGCAGCTGCAAGAGTTGCTCCTTCACTTTCACGCTCTGACGATATTAGCGATCGTAGTGCTTCATATTCTTCTAACGTTAATGTCACATGTGCCATATTAATTACTCCTGGTTAATGATGCCGTCCACATTGCTAGAGCAATTGCTCTGGCCATTGGAGCTAAGCTTGGATTAAAGATTCCAATCATTGTTGCTTTCCTGGCTAATCTCCGATCATCAGCTGCAGAACATCCGTTCTTCGAACAAGCCAGGTCATGAACTCGACAAGCCCGATCAAGGACGTCGATTGGTTTTACCGACCAGTCAACTCTCGAATCATTCGAAGCATACGGTTTACCGCCTGTCCAATTAGGACCGCAGTAATTACCATGTATCTTTACCAGGGTTTAACCCCCCATTCAAGCAGAGAGCAACTCAGATTGGACCAGGGCACTATAGATGCTGGCCGATGCCTTAGCTCTAAAACCGTATAGTTTGCCAGTCACACCTTTTGCGTTAGCGTTGGCAGTACCTTGGATCTGGGTGAAGAAATCATTTGTTGCAATTATTGCTATGTATTCGAGCGCGGCTGGTGGAGTCTCCATGCTTGTTCGAGTAAAGGGAACTCCAGCAGATGCAGCTGCCAATGCAACTTGAGTACGAATGTCCATTGTTGCGGTTGCCATGCAAGAACTCTCTGCTAGGGATTGAACTGAAGTCACCGATGTACTGGTCAAACTGCAATTGGTTTGTGTGCTGACACCAGGAACGACGTCAGGAGCGATCGGGTCCAAATTAATTGCTTGAACAACAAACACTTCATTGTCCAGGGGGTTAAGTTGTAAATCAACTCTTGCCTGGGTAAATGTGTTTGCTGCACTTTCTGTATTGCTAAATCCAATTGTAATTAAACTGGAAGTCTGGGCCAAACCTTTTATTGCCATGTGGTGTGCTAACTACACTAGGTTTATTAATTCATGTGCATAACCAATAATGCCATTATCGGCGTATCCTACTAGTTGCAGTTTATCTTCTGATCTAAATTCGGTTTCCCCTATACTGCGGAGATTTCCCACAAGCCAACCCGGTGCTGCTTCGCAAGCATCCGTGCCAAATCTCCTACAACCGTCTACGACAAGCGGCCGTCTACCTATAAGATTTGCACCTACAAGTATCATGCGTGCGCATAGATTTAAGGCAAATGGAATAGTCGGAGTGGATATGCGACCTATTAACGTCTCATTATCAGCCAATACCTGGGAACTAGCTAAGAGAAAGAAGAACTTCTCGCAATGGATCAGGTTACAACTCCATGCAGAACGTAGAGTTGCACGTGAACTATTGCAAATAGAAGAGGATTTGACCCAAGCGCGCTCGGCGATCAAGCAATACATCAAATTAGTTGACGAGTTAAACAAGGAGTTGGACAAAAAATGACTTTAGATCCTTTTCTTTGTTCTCATAAATGGGTTGCTCGAACTCCTTTCATTGGTCCGGTAACTAGAGAATTCTGCATTCATTGCAAACAGCATCGGTTTTTGGAGAGGAAGAAGGAATGATTCAGGTTTGGAAGCTCTATCGTTGCGAACGCTGCGGTTACCAGGACATCCTTCACAAGAACGGACGTCCATCATGTCCACATTGTCGAGGATATACAACTTGCAGACGTAAACGCCTGGTTATCATCGATTGGATCAGTTAAGGTTTGTTATGCACTTTCTTCATGTGCTTTAACCAAACGATTTTCGATTCGAACTTCTTTTTACAATGAGGACATTGTATTGTTGGAATCATTTCATCGCCTTCTTTGTATTTCGATGCGCCTGGCTCATCAATCTGGTGACCTTCGTGCGCGGATGCTTTTTGATTAACTTCTTTAATTGGATTCCAAACTCTCGAGAATACTTTGAGACCTTTTTCTTTTTCTTTTTGGATGGTGCAGCTGCAAGAGTTGCTCCTTCACTTTCACGCTCTGACGATATTAGCGATCGTAGTGCTTCATATTCTTCTAACGT